AGGCCACAGTGCAGGAGGTGCGCCGCAGCGCGATGTCCGTCTGGGTGGACGATGCGGTGATGCCGGTCTGGTGCTCCCCGCACCATGTGGCTCCGGTTCCAGTCGCGACGAGGTAGTCGGTGGGGCTGGCGGAGTAGTCGGTGGGGCTGGCGGAACGGCTGGATGGCCTGTGGTATACCACGGTATACTGTCGTACGCTGCGGTGTCCCGCCGAGCGCTGGCCGTACCGTAAAAAACTTAGGTTTTTCTCGCGCCGGGCCTTTAATTCTGGTCCGCCGGGCCTATATTAGGGGTAAGGCGGTAGCGTACCGCCCCGCCGCCCCTAGGGTGGTTAACCCAGCGCCCTAACGGGCAAAAGGAGTAAACCTATGTCTAACCTTAATAACGCTACCGTCGCTGCCGTCGCCGCCGCTAAGGCGCAAGCTGCGTCCGCTTCCGGCCGCCCGGCCGCCTACGCGCTCTCCGCGCGTATAGTGGTACAAACCGACGGTAATCCTAAAAAGGCGGGTACCGCTAGCTACGACCGCTTCGCCCTCTACTGTACCGCCGAAACGGTGGCCGACTATATCGCGGCTGTGGTCGCTGGCGGCTCTACTAGCGCTAAGGCGCGCGCCGACCTCCGGTGGGATGTGGCGCGCGGGTTCGTAACTATCGGGTAACGCGCCCCGGCCCCGCCTGCCCCGGGTAGGCGGGGTTTTTTCGTGTCCGTCGCGCAGTATACCATGGTATACTGTCGTACTCTGCGGTACGCGGTACGCGCGCCCGCGTACCGGCGCGTACTGGCGCGCGCCACGGTATACTGTCGTACTCTGCGGTGTCCCGCGCGCCGGTATGCTGCGGCACGGCACCGGGACCGACGGACGGTACTCGGCGGTGTCCTGTCGCGCGAGGCGCGTGCCGCGAGACACTAACGTATACCACAGTATACCGCGAGACGATTCAAGTAAAAAATCAGTCGGTGCCGGATATTGACCCACCCTCCCGCACACCCACCTCGGGACCCGTGTCCCTCCAGACACTAGCCCTCACACACGTCACGTCACCATCACCCTCAGAAAAATTTACACTCACCCACGTAAAAAACGCTTTTCGCAGCAGTCAGGTTCGCGTATAGGTGGGGCTGGGTCGACCAGCTGGAGGCCCCCACGTGCCTCTCCTCCACACTGGCACGTGGGGGCCGGACCACTGGCCCGCAGTCCGAGGCACAGGCCCGGAGCTGCCGCCGCTGCCCTCAGGGCTGCGGACTCTGGACATTGGAGACACGGAATGCCCGACCAGGAGAATAAGCCGAAGAAGAAGTGGGTGATGAACGAGGCCCAGAAGGCTGCCCAGTTCAAGAAGGGTCAGACCGGGAACGCTGGGGGTGTGCCGCAGCAGATACGTGCACAGATTACGCTTAACGCGCAGAAGGCCACGGCCCTGCGCCAGCGGGTGCTCGACGCCTTCGAGAGCCGCATCGAGGCCGCAATCATCCATGCCGAGGTGAGGGAGGGAGAGCAGGTCGGTGAGAGCGGCATCAGCGAGGAGGCAGCGATGCGCATCATGAGCTACCTGAACTCTGACGTGCTTCGCCTGCTGACTGACGCGGAGAATCGCGGGTACGGCAACCCCACGCAGCCCACTCGGCTCGAGGAGACCGTCCGCCGCGACATCAGCTCCGACATGTCCGCCCAGGAGGCCGCAGACACATACCGCCAGGAGGTTGAGGGCAAGTGACACCCTCCCCTCCCCGCCCCCTGTCGCGCGAGGAGTGGCCACCGGACTATGTGTCTGTGTGGGCGTGGCGGCAGCACATGCTGCGGCGCTATCGCGAAGAGGACGGGCTGTTTGCTGCCGCCCTGAAATTCTACGAGCACAATCCAGTTGAGTTCATCTGCCACTGGATGGACACGTACGATCCGCGGAAGGCAGGACGAGGCAGAGTTGCTCGGATGCCCTTCATTCTGTTCGAGCGGCAGGCTGACCTGATCACCTGCATCTACCAGCTTCTCGACGCTGAGGCTGACGGACTGGTGGAGAAGGCACGCGACATGGGCGCCACGTGGGTGGCTGCCGGGGTGTCTGTCCACCTCTGGCTGCTCTGGGACGGGTCGTCCGTTGGCTGGGGGAGTCGCAAGGAGCAGCTGGTGGACAAGATCGGTGACCCGGACTCCATCTTTGAGAAGATACGGATCCTGATAAAGAACCTGCCGCCGGTCTTCCTTCCTGAGGGCTTCGCGGCGCAGCAGCACATCTCGTACATGAAGATCATGAATCCCGAGACAGGGGCGACGATCACGGGCGAGGCGGGCAACAACATTGGTCGTGGTGGACGGAAGCTCATCTACTTCAAGGACGAGAGCGCGCACTACGAGCGACCAGAGCTGATCGAGGCCGCGCTGGGCGACAACACGCGGGTCCAGATCGACATCTCCTCGGTGAACGGGATGGGGAACGTGTTCCATCGTCGCCGTGAGTCTGGGCGCGAGTGGGACGGAGAGGTCACGACGGAGACCACGAACGTGTTCGTCATGGACTGGCGCGACCATCCCGAGAAGAACGACGAGTGGTACGACCGCCGCCGCAAGAAGGCCCAGGCCGAGGGTCTACTGCACCTGTTCGCGCAGGAAGTTGACCGTGACTACTCGGCCGCTGTCGATGGTGTCGTGATTCCTGCGGAGTGGGTGAACTCGGCCGTGGACGCGCACGTCAAACTCGGACTGCCGCCGCCCGAGGGACGGCGCATCGCGGCTCTCGACGTCGCCGACGAGGGCGGGGACACGTCTGCCCTGACCCTGCGCCAGAGTTACATGATGCTCGACCTCCACGAGATGCCCCGCGCTGACGATGTGGGTGTGACCACGCGTGCAGTGGTGTCGCGCCTCGGCCTGGAGGCTGTCGAGCTCAACTACGACAGCATCGGCATTGGGTCCGGTGTCAAGCAGGAGACCAACCGTCTTCGCGAGGAGTCTCTGCTGCCGGAGAACATGAACGTCCACCCATGGGCTGCGAGTGCCTCCGTGATTGACCCGGAGAAGCGACTCATTCCGGGGGACAAGAACAGTCCTGTCAACAAGGACTTCTACCAGAACCTGAAGGCCCAGGCATGGTGGCAGCTTCGCTCTCGCTTCGAGAAGACCCACAAGGCGGTCACCGAGGGTGTTCACTACGAGCCCAGTGAGCTGATCTCCATCCCGCGCGATCTTCCGATGCGCACCAAGCTCATGAAGGAGCTGTCGCAGGCCACGATGTCCCAGGCAACAAGCACACTCAAGCTCAAGATAGACAAGTCTCCTGACGGGACCAAGTCACCGAACCTTGCTGACTCCGCAGTCATGGCCTACTGGCCGGTGCGCGGCAGCATGTACAACATCTTCGCGCTGGCGTCATGACCGCAGTCTCTCGCGTCATCGCTGACGGCCTCGTCAACCTCGCCACACGACTCGGGTCGTCCAGTGACAAGACTGAGCACTCCTCCTATGTCCCTCGCATCCTGAGCGACCAGGAGGTTGAGGACGCCTTCCGCACGTCGTGGATCATCAAGAAGACCATCCGCGTCCCCGCTCTCGACGCGACCAGACGCTGGCGCCAGTGGCATGGGCCGGACGCGGACGAGATACGCAAGGTTGAGGACGCCCCGCGCATCCAGCTGAAGAAGAAGCTGCACACTGCTCTGTGGATGGCTCGGCTCTATGGTGGGGCGGGGATCCTGATAGGCACTGACGCGCGTGACTTCTCTGTTCCTCTCGATCCTGAGCGCGAGAGCCTGGAGTTCCTGACGACGATGGGGCGTCTGCAGCTCTCCGCTGGACAGCTGGAGGACGATGCCACAAGCGAGAACTATGGTCGTCCGAGGGAGTACATTGTCTCCACGAGACAGGGTACGATGTACGTGCACTGGTCCCGTGTGGTTCGTCTGGTCGGGGAGGAGGTGCCTCCCTGGGGTCTCAGCTCGTACAGGAACAGTGGGTGGGGTGACAGCCTTCTGCAGTCGATCTACGACACGTGCCGCAATCTGGACAGCACGATGGGTAACATCGCTGCGCTCGTGTTCGACGCCAAGACGGACATTGTCAAGATACCTGGGCTGACTGAGCAGATCACGAATCCTCGCTTCGAGGACGCGCTGCTGGCCCGCTTCTCCGCTGCCAGGATGCTCAAGGGCAACCAGGGCATCCTGATGCTGGACGGAGAGGAGGAGTACGAGAGCAAGAACTACAACTTCGGAGGCCTGGACACCATCGCGGATCGCTTCATGCAGGTTGCGTCTGGTGCTGCCGACATTCCGATGACGCGTCTGCTGGGGATGTCGCCTGCAGGGATGAACTCGACCGGAGAGAGCGATCTGCTGAACTACTATGATCGTGTCTCCTCGATGCAGAACACAGAGATACAGCCCGAGCTTCGCATCCTGGATGATCTGATCGTGCGTCGCGCGGGTCTCGACCCCGACGAGCAGGAGTTCACCTGGAGGTCTCTGCGCCAGATGACCGAGGAGCAGACAGGTGCGATCCGCAAGCAGACCGCAGAGACCATCAAAGTCATCGCGGAGACACGGGTCTACGGCGACGACGAGATAGCTCGAGTCGGCTCTGAGATGTTCGCGGACCTGGGTATTCTGCTGAAGGACACAGCGGACGATCTGCCGCCCGAGGAACCGCCTGCGACAACAACCACAAACGACGCGCGCCCGCGCACTCTGTACGTGAGTCGCTCGGTGGTTAATGCCGACGAGGTTCTGCAGTGGGCGCGTGAGCAGGGCATACAGAACACACTGCCCGCGAGCGAGCTGCACGTGACGATTGCGTTCAGTCGGACGCCTGTTGACTGGATGAAGACTGGTGAGTCGTACGCCACAGAGCTCACCGTTCCGGAGGGTGGTGCTCGTCTTGTTGAGCGACTCGGTGCAGTGGGAGATGCGACCGTACTCATGTTCACCTCGTCGGAGCTCTCCTGGCGCCACCACAACATCATCGATGCTGGTGCCTCGTGGGACTGGCCCGACTACCAGCCGCACGTGACGATCAGCTACGACCCGGAGGCTCCGACAGATGTCGAGCCGTATCTCGGTCGCATTGTCCTCGGTCCGGAGGTGTTCCGCGAGGTCGACGAGGACTGGAAGGAGAAGATCCCAGATGAGTGAGCACAAGTTCGAGGACACTGCAACTCTCGCGAACACGAGGGTCACCTCTGATGGGTATCTCGTCGGTGAGGTCCGGTGCGCCCGCACCGGGTGCCAGAACTACACCGCAAGGGACGTTGGCATTGGCGACGGCGACGACACCGTCGTTGTGTACCGCCCAGAGGAGGCAGTCTTCGCGCGCGACAGTCTCGCCACGTACACCGGCAAGCCCGTCACGCGCGGCCATCCCCCCGCACTCGTTGACTCGAAGAACTGGAGGCAGTATGCTGTCGGGGACGTTGGGGAGGACATTGCGCGTGACGGTGAGTTTGTCCGGGTTTCCATCAAGCTGATGGACCAGGAGACCATTGACGCAGTCCAGCGCGGCGAGCGAGAGATCTCGATGGGGTACACGACTCCCATCGAGGCCCGTGACGGCACAGCTCCGGATGGTACGAAGTATCAGGCGGTCCAGACTGGGCCGATCAAGATAAACCACCTTGCGATCGTGCCGCGCGCGCGAGGTGGCAGTGAACTCCGCATCGGTGATGGTGCAGAGAAGTGGGGCACCGCCCCGAGACCCCTCGATGCAGTAGCGAAAGGAGACAAGATGTCTGAACAACTGCGCAACATCGTGGTGGATGGGCTCACGGTCAGCACGACCGACCAGGGTGCCCAGGCCATCGAAAAGCTGCAGAAGCAGCTCTCGGACGCCGAGAAGAACATGGAGAAGGAGAAGGAGACCAAGGACGGTCAGATCGCTGCTCTCACCAAGTCGGTCGAGACCAAGGACGGCGAGCTCGCTGCAGTCAAGAAGCAGCTCTCCGACGCGACCTCGCCTCAGGCCATGGCCGATGCAGTTCGCGCTCGCTCCGAGGTTCTGGACGCTGGCAAGCGCGCCGGCATCGAGAACATGGACACCCTGTCGGACGCCGACATCCGCCGGGCAATCGTCAAGAAGCAGCTTGGTGACGTCGCGACCAACATGTCCGATGACGCCATCTCCGGCGCATACACCTATGCCGCGAAGACGCTGGGTGACGGCCAGCATCTGGCATCGGGAACCACGCCACCCACCAGCGCCGTCTCGGACGCTGACAAGGCGTACAACGAGTCCACGACGCACATGCGCGATGCGTGGAAGAGCCCTGTGAAGGAGGCAAGCTGATGCCCACAGTTCAGAGCACCTACAGCGACAACATGGCCGTGGGCTTCCACGGCATGATTGCTGACACTTCGCCGAGCGAGCTTGTCGGCCGCACGGCGGAGGCCGAGCTTGAGTTTGGCTATCCTGTCATCCAGGGCACCGAGGACAACGAGTGCGCGGCGCTCGCCGCGTCGACCGACGCTGTCACGGGCATCACTGTCCGCACTGCCGACCAGGAGTCGAACAACATCTCGCAGTATGATGCTGCTCTTCTGATGCGTCGCGGCTCCATGTGGGTCACGGTGGGTCAGGCGGGTGGTGTCGACGCTGGCGACGATGTCTGGCTTGTCGTCTCCGACGGCTCCTTCGCCAATGCCGACGTCGGCTCCGACGGCGGTGTCAAGATCAACAATGCCCGCTGGGAGACCACGGGTGCCGACGCTGCGCTTGCCCGGATCTGGTTTGATCTGGCTGGCGGTGTCACGGCTGGCGCGTCCTAAGGAGGGACAGAGAGATGAATGCACCAAATCACATGAGCTTCCAGGACGCTCTCACGGCGAACCTGAGCTTCGCTGTCCAGCAGACAGCACACATCGAGGCCGGTGTCTACCGCCAGCGGTATCCCGACCTTGACTACGCGTCCATGATTCCGGTGGACACGTCGGCGAACGAGTGGACCAAGACGGTCACCTACTTCTCGATGGACTCGGCCGGCCAGGCCCGCTGGATGAGCGGGAACGGAAAGGACGTCCCCACTGTCGGCGTCGGCATGAACAAGCACGAGAGCTCGGTCTACACGGCCGGCATCGGCTACTCCTACGGCTTCGAGGAGATCAACCATGCCCGTCTGACCGGCATCCCGCTCGACAGCGAGATGGCGTCGGCGGCGCGTCGGGCCTCAGAGCAGCTGATCTACAGCACCGCGCTCACGGGCGACACCGAGAAGAACATGGAGGGTCTGTTCGACTACTCCGGGGTTCCTCTGGAGACCATCCTTGCCGATGGCACGGGTACGTCCAAGGCGTGGGCCGACAAGACACCCGACCAGATCATCCGGGACGTCAACCAGATGCTCACCGGTCTTCACTCGGCGACAAACACGGTTGCGATGGCGGACACGCTCATCCTACCCATCGAGCGGTTCCAGTACATCGCCTCG